TTCTCATCAGTTGAAGACTCCCGACGGAGAGAATTACTTTAGGGAAACTCCCTATGGGATTCGATCTAAAAACTACCGGCGGTCGGGATCGAACCGACACTTCTTGCGAAACGCGATTTTGAGTCGAACTAACCTATGTTGTTAATCAACAATTTGCGTTAGCTTGTGGCAGCTTGTGGCGCTGCGGGGCGGATTCGGATGAAGTTCCGGGCGATGGTTTTTTGGCGGGCTTTTCTCCAAACTCCGTCTCCCGATTCGGAGTCTCGCTCCCCTCGCCCGTTGGTGTTTCCTTCGATGGTGATCATCTGGTGGCCGGAGTCGCTTTCGATAATACCGACATGCGAGAAGTCGAAGACGACGATGTCTCCGGGCCTCGCGAGTTCTCGGTCGTGCAGGATGATGGTGGTCTTCGGGCGGGCTTTGGCCCAGCCGATGAATCCGTAGGCGAGTGCGGTCTGCGGTCGCCATTCTTTGAACGGATTTGAGCTTTGCAGATTAAGCCACTCGGTGACACCGGGAGTGTGGAGCCACTCGCGGATGACCCAGTCTACGAAGGCCGCGCACCATGGCCATGATGCGGGCTTGAGGTTGCTGGCCCTTTGGTAATTTCGGATGGGAATTCCGTTGTTGTTGCCGCCCTCTTCGCGGGTGCCGATTTGACTGGCGGCGATCTGGGCGATGAGGTGGTTCACTTGTCTTTGAGGACTTTGGCCTCGCCGAATTTCGACCAGGCGTGAGCGAGAGCGTCGTTGCCGGGAAACTCGGGATTTTGAAGCGGGATGTATTTCACCGACAGGCTGACTTGGAGGTTGCCGAGTTCGCCCATGCGGTCACCGAATGGCGGGACGGGAACGCTCACGCATGAGGTCAAGAACGCCAGCGCCACAAAGGCTACAACGATTAGTCCTGCGGCGATCCGGCGTGGCCTCATCCTTTACGGAAAATGTTGATCGCGCCGACGAGGCCGAGGCCCGCGCTCACGATGGCTTCTTGGTGGGAGGGCGAGAGCGACACGCCGAGGGCTGTGGCGACCAGCAAAACGCCGCGCCATGTGGAGTTTTCGTTCAGTCTGTCAAGTAGGTAGTAGAGTGCTTTCATGTTGTGTTTATGGTATCAGTCAAAACAGGTGAGTTGTCAATCTTCGGTGACAGCATCCACGGCAGAGTCGCCAAGGCTAAACAGGTCTTTTGCGAGGTGCGTGATTGATGCGGTGGCGGCGATGTTTGGATGCATGATGCCGAGCGAGGAAATCACCATGTCGATGTCACGCATGACCTCGCGCATATCGGTGTCTCCGGACAAGTGATCCGGCAGGCGCTTAATCGGTCCGACAGCACGGTCCACGGAGAACAAGGATTCGGCAGGCTTGTATTCGCCGAAGGATTTGTAGACCGCTTCCTGCACCACGGAACCAAGCACAGGGAAACCGTAAAAAGGTTCGGTAGCAATCGCCATGGCGATGCGTTTTGGTGACCAGTATTTGTCGTCGAAAAGTTCTTCGTCTTCGTCATCCAATATGTCGCGCCAGATCGAGCGAAGGATGGCAGACCCAATGGCATTCAGCGCGACCACATAGGCGAGCGTCCGCATCTTGGTTGCCGTGTCTCGTTCGGCAAACGAATACGCGACCAATGCGAGGTTTTTCCGAGCCTCGGAGGCAAACGCCCATCCGGCGCGGGCCAGCGGGTTGGTCGAGGTGTTTTCGTAAAGCGAGCGAGCGCCTGCGCGTGTTGGCTGGGCGATGCGGTCGGTGACACGCTCGGCGGTGTTCCTTGCGTAGTCCTCTGCTTCCTGTCCCGCGAGGCCGAGTTCTTTGGCTTTGGTAAGGTGGTAGTCGTAGGTGATCGCGTAGGTTCCGGCGGTGAATAGACCGTCCGCCCCGGAGAGCAGCATTCCAAGCCGTTTCCCGGCTTGCTGGATCTCGGTGGGCTTTGCGCCTTTCAATCCCTGCATCGCCATTTGCACGACCGGCGGCATTTGTTTCACCCGGCGTTGGATGTAGTCGCTGTTGATCGCATCGGTCCATCCAAGCTGGCCTGTGAGAAGTTTGCCCATGCGTTTGAGATAGGCTTTGACCGGCATCTCGGCGAGGGCAGCGCCCAATTGAGTAGATTGAATGAGGAGCGTGGAGGCTCGCCCAACAAGCGCCACCTGCGAAGCACGACCGAGGACATTGTTCAACCCTTGGTTGAGCGCCAGATGCGCCCCGGCATCGCGGGTTCCCCCCTGCGAGAAATAGTCGAGCCATGCGTTGAGCATTTTCCTTGCCTCGGCCCCGCCTTTTTCTTCCACCGAATTCTGCACATCGCGATTCCGCAGGATGCCGTTTGCCTCGGCAATCATTGGCGCGAAGGATTTCCAATGCTCCATCTGGAGTGTGTGGGAAATGTAGGTTTGCAGGACATCTTGGAACCTCGGTTCCGCGATGGCCGTGCCACGGGTGCGGAGAGCGCCGGGGCTTGTGCTGGCCCCAGACATAGCCGATCCGCTGACCGGATCGAGAACCTGCCCGGTGGGCGCGTTGACCGGCTGGACGGTGACGGGCGAATAGTTTCGGATTTGCGGGAGGTTGACTCCGTTGAGTTCGGAATAGACGGCGTTGATATTGGCGTATTCGTTGGCATACCGCTGGCCGAGCCAGTCGCGAAGGGCCAGCGCCTCGGTGGAAAGATTGGCGAGAATTTCATCCACGAATGCCTGGTTGTAGTGCCACTTGCCGGATGGCCTTCCGGCTTCGTCCATCTCGCCCTCCATGTGGCGGCGACCATCCTCCTGCGACCACATCATCACAGCAGAGAGCGCCTCCAGTTCGGACATCTCGATCCCGTCCACCGTCATGCTGGGCCGGGTGAGCCGGTAGCGGAGGCGCTCGCCATCGAGAACCTTGCCGCCAGCGAGGCCGGTGAAGAAATCTTCCAGTTCCTGCATCTTGGCTTGCGACCCGTCCTCTTTTGCGTTTTCGGCGCGGCGTTGCTTATCGATGATCGTGTTGGAGATTTTGCTGTTTTCTCCGAAAAGCACTCCGACCACTTGGTCAAAGTTGAGGAGGTTGAGGATGTAGTCCTTCCAGCTTCCTTTCAACCCGGAGTCGGCAATGGCTTTGGATTTGCGACCGGCGAGTTCACCGGCCTTGCCAGTGGCTACGATAGCCTCGGCTCTTGCGATCTCGCGCTCCTCGCGCTGCTGGATGACTTTTTGCGCGTGTGCCGCATAGGCTCCACTCCAAATCCGGGTTGCTTCCATAAGCGCCGTCCTGCGGCGATCCGCATCGGCGTTTTTCCAATCGCCTGTGAGTGCCACCATCGCGGCCTCGACCTGCGCCCTCGCTTCCTGCTCGGCAGTGAGTTCACCGGATGCGATCATGGCATCCAGACCGGCGATGTGCGCGGCGACTTGAGTGGCGCTCATGTCCACAGAATCCCGCACCACGGCGAATAGGTCTTGGATGTCGCCACCGATGCCCTTTGGTTTCTCTCCCGGTGCGGCTTTCTTGGGTTTGGTTCGGTCGAGGAGCTTGCGGAATGCTTTGTCGTATTCGCGCCGGAGGGTCTTCTCCAGTTCACGGTCGATCATCTCGATCCGCTTCTTGAAGAAGTCGGCGATGGCTTTGTCGGACCGTGCTGTGCCGAGGTTTTCTTTGGCCGTGTATCCGGGAGGGAGTTCGGTTTGCTGACCGGCTTGCCCAATGTTCAAACCTTGATCCATCCACGCGCTGATCAGCGCCCCTTTCATCCCGCTGACCTCGCTGACCTTTTCGCCATCCTTGAAGACATCGTGCGGGGCGATGCTGGCGAGGCGGGTGTAGCCCCCCACCCTGCCACGAATGTCCGGCGGGAAGATGGACAGGATGGCATCGAGTTCGCCGAGGGCTTGCAATAGCTGCGTCCGGCGGAACGACACGGTTCCTGCGCGGAGATTGTCGAGCGCCTGCTGGTTGCTTTGAATAAGCGTAGAGAATTTTTGCTTGGCCCGCTCGTAGACTGCCAATCGAGCATCTGGCCCTCGGTTCATGCCTCCGAGGGCGCGGTTTACCCGGTCGATCTCCGACTGGCTGGCTATGGAGAAGTTTACTCCTCCGTCTCGGCCTGCTCCGGTTGGTCGAACTCCAGAAAGTAGACCTCCTCCAGAGACACCTTCCTGCCCAATGTTTTCTCCCAACCCGGTTGGGTTGCTTTGAGATTCTCGATTGTCGTTGGCTCCAGCCCATACTGGGCTTGGAATTCTTCCTCCGACAAGAGTGTTTCGGGCGCTATCATCAGTTAAATCTTTCCATGTTTTTTGTGATTTTGCAAGGGTCGTTGCATTTTTGGTTGCTGCTGGGTAGGCGAGCCGGATTGCCTCCCATGTGATGGATTGCATCTGGCGTGGCAGTATTCCGCGATCCGCTGCGGCTTCGCGGTAGGCGTCGAGATAGAGATGATAGACTCCGGAGATGCCAAGCACCTCGCTGCCATTCATGCCCGATCCAAAATTGTGTCCGACCTCCGTTGCCGATGAGCCGTATGGCATAAGGTGTGCGGCTGCGACAGCATGGGTGTCAATAGTCGCGTCTCCGTAAGGTGTGTTGGGAGCGGCGATGTTGTTGTAGAAGTTCCGAACCTTGTGTTCGTTGCCGAGATTGTCGCTGATGTTTTTCAGTGACCCGTCCTTCATTATGCGGACGGCTTTTTCAATCTCGTTAATTGATCCCCAACCATTCTTGGCAAGAGCGCCATTGTCGTTGGTGGCCATTCCGAGCCGGTCGCCTTCCGGCGAGAGGTTCCGGTAGTTGCGTCCAAAGGTGATCTGCGCCAATACGCGAATGGCCCACCCTTGCAAGTCCGGCTCGGCATCAAGCTGGCGAATTGTTTTTCCGATGACCTGTTCAACCTTTTTGCGGCGGTCTACTTTTGCCCGCTCATCCAGCGCCTTGTTGTATTCACGCCGCTCGGCGGTCTGCTCCTTGGTTTCAGTTACGCCTTTTGGTTTTTTGCGTTTTTGCTTATCGGCTACGGTTGCCGCTTCGATGATGCCTTCGATCTCGGCGCGGACGAGCGATTCCTCCAGCACGACATCCTGCGAGTTCGTCCAGAGTTCCATGAACTGCTCGGCCTGCGCCACATTCATGAACCAATCCTTCTGCGGTGAGAATACGGCGATCACGCCGGATGCCTGCTCTGTCGAGGCTTTGAACTGACTGCCCATCTCCTTGGCGATGCGGTTTGCTCCATCATACCAATGCGTGGCGCGGGCGCGTAATTCCTCCGGGAAGGCATCGTGCAAGGCGAGCAGGTTTTTCTTGAACCAGTTGATGAGCTTGCGGCGTTTTTTCTTGGGGTCTTTCTCCGAGAGGATGTTTTTCGGGAGGTGCGCGTAGTTCATCTTCTCCATTTGCTTGGCAAGAAGATCGTCGGGAACATTGTCGCCGGACACATTGGAATCTTGCGGCGTGTCCTTTGGAACCTTGGAAGTGCCGAGCTTGGCGGTTCCTACGCGAAACGGGTCGTCCTTGTCGCTGACTTGGCTAATGGAGTTGCGAGAAAGGCCAATGGAAAAATTCGTTTTCCCTCCAATGCCGGTTTGTTCTCTGGCTTGCTGTAGGTATTGCGGACTTGCGGGCTGGAGGTTGAGATCGACCGGAGCCACGGTTCCATCCGGCATGGTGATAGAGTTCCCAGCGGTTTCGGCATCGAGGGCCGCGATTCCGAGTGTCGGGTGAATCCATTGGGACTCGACTTGAACAAAGCCGTGGCTTTGGAGGTAGTCTTGGATTTCAGCACGGGTAGAATCCCTGCCGTCAATGTGTCGATGGGAAACGACGGTGCGATAGTCTGATTCGCCCGGGAGTTTGACGATGCCTTCAACTCTGGCGTCATCGTTGAAGAGTCTGTTAGCCAGCGCCCAGCGTTGCAGGTAAGCACCGGCATCATCGGCTTGGATGCCGAAAAGACCGGGCTTGGTGAGTTTGTAGACTCTGTCCCCTGCCGCTTTATAAACTAAATGCTCGCCGCCTGATCCAAGCTGTCTTTCTCCTCCAAAAATCGAAGGATCAATGGTTTTTTTTGAAGCTCTCGCCCAACCCACGAACGCGGCATGACCGGCGATAGTTCGCCCATGTTTCCAGCGCTTTTCTGAAACTGCGCCACTACTTCCTCGAACGAGAGTTTCGAGGATGGCCGATGGGTCAAATTCCGATTCATTGGGATTAGAGTAGGTCGATGGCCGTGGTTTTGCAAACGGATGAATTCCCTTTTCATCGACTCGGCTCACATTGCCAATACTAAAGTTAGTATCAGTCAAAACTTCGTTGGAAACCCGCTCGCGGGCGGTGTCCACACGCGCCTGCTGGTTGAGGCCGACCGAGTCGGCGAGGAAGGATTCAAAGTTGGAGTCGATCTTGCCGGTGGCGAAGGCGTCCTTGAGCTTGATGGCGCGGGCCATGGCTTCTTTGAAGACTTGGAGCATGCGTTTGATGTAGTCCACGAAGGATGCCGGGAGTGATGTCTCCTCAATGCGGCCTGCGGCGTAGTCCATGCCGACCTTTGCGATGTTTTCGATGATCTCGGTCTCGGTCTCGGTGGCGTAGGTTTCGCCAGTCGCCTCGCTGGTTTGGGTGAGCCATCCGCGAAGGGAATCCAGATCGACCCGGCCCTCGGCAATCGCTTTGCGGACGAACACATGGTTGATCTCCTCAAAGGCATCCTCCGGGCGAGAGTTCTCGCGGAGCTTGATGACGCCACGGAAGACGCCTTCGGCGGTCGTCTCGACATTGGCCTCGCCGAGGATGTTGTAGGTGGTGAGGTCGGCCCCTTCGGGGATGCCTGCAAAGCGGATCCGCTCGTTGAGATTGGCGATGCCTTTGGAATCCCCGGCCTCGGTGAGCCGGTCGAGTTCCTGCTGGACGGTGCGCGGAGCTTCGATGGTGGCGGTGTTGGTGGGGTCTTGAGCGCGGAAGTAGTCCACCATGTCGGCAACCGTGTTGCGCTCGTTGATCATTTGTGCCTCGGAGTGTTGGCGGACGGCCTCCAATGCGGCCTGCTGGTCTTTGGTCTGGAGGAGTTCCTTGCCGTCCGGCGCGGTGACGACCCAGCGGCGTGTTCCGTCTTCGGCGACCTTTTCAGAGATGCGGGCATCGTTCTCGCCGGGGGTGCTGGCTTGCGCGATGGTGTTGAGGATTTCCTGCCTTCCGGCCTCAATGTTCTCCGGTGTGCGCTTGTCCCATTCCATCTGAATGCGGGCGTCGTATTCTTCCGGATTCTCGGCGCGTTGGATGAAGGTGACTTGCTCCTTGTCGAAGCCGACTTGGCGCAGGCGGGTGGCGTTGAGTTCGGCGGAAGGATTTTTGATGTCTTGGTAGGTGGCGACTCCACCGCCGATGAGGGCGAGCGGAAGCGTGGCAAAAAAGGTCTCGGCCCGCTGGCCTGCCCACTCGTCCATGAGGGAGGTGAAATCCTTGTCGGGCATGTCCTCGCGGAGTGCCGCCACGGCGGTTTCCAGCACGGGGGCGATGAGGTCTTGAGCGCCCTCCTGCAAGTTCTGCTCCACGACATTGGCTCCGATCTTGACGGTGCGGCGGACTCCATCGCTGGCAATGCGGTCGAGGTATCGGCCAAACATGGGGAGCTTGCCGGAGAGGCTGCTCAACTGCACCCGGTCGATGGCGGCATTGGCTGCGCCTTCCACCAGGGCGAGACCTTGGGCGAACTGCGGGTTGACATCCGGGTTCTCCAGCATGATCCGGTCGTATTCTGTGGCTTGGTAGGCAAGGACGCCGAGGTAGGGGTTGACGGCGGTCGCGCCCATGAGCGGGATGCTTCCGGCGAGACCATAGGCTCCGCGCTCGGCGGTTCCCCAGAAGGAATTCTCTTCCAGCACAGGGCGGATCGGATCGACGCCGGTCTTGGCGACATTGCGGAGTTCGCGCACGACCTTGAAGGATTCGCGCACAGACTGCCCGCTCTGGATGAGTGTCTCGGCCTCCGGCACGGTGGCCTGCCGCCATGCATCGGACTCGGTTCCGGAGGGAGCGTTGCCGACCACGGCCTTGGTGAGGTCTCCATCAGTGGGAACCCAGATTTGCGTGCCGTTGCGGATGGACGATAGCCAGTTGTTCACGCCCGCCTCCTGCATCTGGAGCGTTCCCTGCGGGACGAAGTCGAACCCACGGGTGAATGCCTGCCCCATGTTGACGGCGAACTGCTCGATCCCGGCGCGGTCGATCTGACCGGCCTGCGCGGCGAGGGTCACATATTTGTAGATTTTCTGCCGGTCTTCGGGCGGGGCGCTGACGAAGTCGTTGGCGAGGCTCTGCATGTCCTCGTCGGTGGCGTTGCCTTGGGTGAACGAGGTGAGCGTGGAGAGTGCCTTGGACGCCTGCGGACGCACGGTGTCGAGGTCGTTGATCGTGTCGTAGTAGAGCTTGTAGCCCTGCGAGAGGAAGGCGGCGTCGTTCTTGCCGTCCACCAGTTCGGGGTATTTGCCCTGCCACTGGTTGAAGACCTCGGTCATGCCGTCCACGAAGGGACGATTCTGGCCGTTCACCTACCCATAAATTTATATTGACACCCGCATGGAAACTGGCGCAGCGGGCAGAAAAAAATTTTCACCCGCATAAACAAAGGCTCCGCAGGCGGCACGCTTTATCACTCACACAAAACCGAAATATCCATCCCGCCCGCAGACCCGCATGAATGCTGGCTTTAATTCACATTGTGATTTTTCGAATTCCATCAGAATGTGCAATGAGTTGCTTGGAAAGAGGGCGAGTAGTCAATTGGGCTAAAAAAATCTGAACCCCCTCACGCCTGGCCAATTTGATAGCAGGAATCATGTCGGCAT